ACGCTCCTGAAGCTCAAAGGCGCGAAGGTATCGGGGCAGAGTCAACAGGTCGAAGTCACCCAGGTTGCAGAGATCGAAGCCGCGCCGGGTGTCGATGACGTGCGCAAGCTTGCGATGCCTATGCCGTTCAACCCGCCGAGTGCGGTGTTGTTCCAGTTGCTAGGCTGGCTGACGAGCGCGGCCAAGGGCGTGGTGACGACGAGCGAAGAGAAGATCGCGGACGTAAACGCTAACGCTCCGGTCGGAACGACGCAGGCGCTGATCGAGCAGGGTGCTGCGGTGTTCTCGGCGATTCACTCGAGGCTGCACAAGTCGCAGGCCAGGGTGTTGCGGATTCTGTCCCGGATCAATCGCTGGTACCTGGACGACATGCAGCGCAGCGAAGTCGTCGAGGATCTGGACATCAAGCGCGAGGACTTTGCGCGGGTGACGGACGTGATCCCGATCTCCGACCCGCATATCTTCAGCGAGACGCAGCGGATGGCGCAGACCCAGGCGGTCATGGCCATCATGAAGGACAACCCGGACCTCTTTAATCGCCGGGCGGTCATCCAGCGGTTCCTGAAGCAGATCAAGGTGCCGGGTATCAACGAGCTGATGACAGACGTGCCGCCGCCGGCGAAGCTGGATGCAGCGAACGAGAACGTAGCCATGGCGATTGGGCAGGCGGCGTTTGCGTATCCCGAGCAGGATCACCTGGGGCACATTCAGGCGCACCTGGACTTCGCGAAGAATCCGGTGCTGGGTGGGAATCCGTTCATCGCGCCGACGTTCCTGCCGAAGGCCATCGAGCATATCAAGCAGCACATTGTCCTGTGGTATCTGACGCGGATGAATGGCTACGTGCAGAAGGCCATGGGTGCGAAGCTGGGCGATTACGACATGCTCGATGATCCGAAGGATGTCGACAAGCTATTCGCGTTGGCAAGCCAGCACGTTGACTTGGATACGCAACAGACGCTCCAGGGCATCATGCCGGTCATCCAGCAGATGGTTCAGCAGTCGCAGCAGTACAAGCCCAAGCCTGATCTGACGCCGGATGGACAAGTGCTGTTGCAGACCAGCATGGCTGAGACGCAGCGCCGGCAGGCCCGCGATCAGGCGGAGTTGCAGTTAAAGGACAAGCAAGTGGCTGCGCAGATCCAGCGCGACATGCAGAAGCTTCAATTCGAGCAGCAGCAAGCGATGGAAGAATTGCAGTTGAAGCTTGCCATCGCAACCGGCGACATGGAGTTGAAAGAACGCATCGAGACGGCTCGTCTGACGAGGGATGCGGCGCACATTGTCAACGACAAGGAGCGTATCGTCTTGGATTATCAAACCAAACTCGGAGGTCCAAGTGGCTACCAGTAACCCGAAAGACGCGCTCTACATCCCGATGCACAAGCGTATCGCCATGGGCGAGAAGCTTGATGGCACGTCGTTGCAACCCAAGGGCCAGCAGCCCGCGAAGAACGGAGGCGGACTATCGCAAGCTAAGAAAAAATAATGGCGACACTAGGTGACCTTATTGGTCAAATCAAGGCGTCACAGGCTGAAATAGCCTTGTCCTTAGCGCAGGGAAATGCGCTTAATTGGGACGCCTACCAACGACTGGTCGGGAGACATGAAGGGCTGCAAGAAGCTCTGTTGATTCTCGACAACTTGATGAAGGGTGATGATGATGAGTGAACCGGTAGCGGTTAACCCCGCTGAATTGGCTTGGGCATTTCCGAGCGTGGACCCCGGTGCAAAGCCTCTTGGTGGCCGTATTCTGGTGCAACTGCGGCGCACAAAAAATAAGACGACGAGTGCTGGGATTATCTTGGTTGAAGAAACCAAAGAAACCGAAAAGTGGAACAACATGGTGGCCAAGGTCATCGAGATTGGTCCGCTCGCTTTCAAACACCGGGACACGATGCAGTCCTGGCCGGAAGGCTCGTGGTGTCAGGCAGGCGAGTACATCCGCGTGCCGAAGTGGGGCGGCGATCGTTGGGAAGTCAAAGTTCCTGGCGAAGATGACAAGGAAGACCCGGCGCTCTTCATGATCCTGAACGATCATGAGGTGATCGCTAAGGTCACGGGCAATCCGCTGGCGATGAGGGCATTCGTATGAGCACCGAACCGAAGATCAAGGAAGAATCGTTTGAGGTGACCGAGGAGAAAGATGGCTCGGTCGTCGTAGAGTTGCCGGAGACCATCGAGTCGCCGGACAAGGAAGCGCAAGCCGATGGGGATGAAGATCATCCCGACGATACCGATGCAGTACGCGAGGCGCGACGTGCTCGGCGGCGTGCGAAGAAAGAGTACATCCGCAAGAGTAATGAAGAGAAGGACCAGCGGCTCCAGCTGCTACAGCGGCAGAACCAGGAGCTGATGGAGCGGCTGGCCGCGGTTGAGCGCAAGACGCACACTGCGGATCTAGCCCGGTTGGATTCCGCAATTTCGGATGAAGAGTCGCGGCTCGAGTTCTTCCGCCGGAAGATGCAGGAGGCAACCGATAACTCGGATGGCACGGCATTTACCAAAGCGCAGGAAGCTTGGTATGAGTCGCGTCGCAAAGTTGAGGCGATGCAGGGCATCAAGCAGCGTGCCGTACAGGCGACCAACAACGATGCAGGCCCGGCAAATCCGAAGTTGGTGCGACTGGCCAATCAGTGGATGGAGCGCAACCCCTGGTACGACCCGAATGGCGGCGACGAAGATTCGCAGATCGCCAAGGTTGTCGACAACAAGTTGGCGGCCGAGGGTTGGGACCCGACCGGCGAAGAGTATTGGGAAGAGTTTGACCGTCGCTTGCAGCAACGGTTACCGAGTCGGTATACTGGTGATCAGGATGAGCAACCCAGGAGACGGCCTCGAAGTGTAGTGACGGGTTCCGGGCGTGAATCGCAGACCTCACGCGGTAATTCTTTTGTTCTTGAGCCCGAACAGGTTCGAGCGATGAAAGAAGCGGGATTTTGGGACAACCCAGAAGTTCGCAACCGGATGATCAAGCGTTACGCTGAACAAGCACGAAACAATAGGGGCTAAACATGGATTCTCGTCTAAAAAAATCTCTCTCTGCCGGTGGTCGCGAAACTCGCGCAAGCGAGGACGCCAGCCGCGTTGCACCTGAAGAAAAGTTCATGTCGTCGCAGGAACGTCGCAAGATGTGGAGCGATGAGTGGACACAGAGTGCGCTACCAAAGTTGCCCGAACTGCCGGGCTGGCATCTTTGCTGGTTGTCAACCACCAACAGCTACGACAGCATCGATAAGCGGATTCGCCTTGGATACCAACCTGTCGCTCAGGATGAGTTGAAGGGGTTTGAGAATTACCGCGTAAAGGCTGGAGAGCACGTTGGCTATATCGCCTGCAACGAAATGCTCCTGTTCAAGATTCCGATCGATATGTATCAGGACATTATGTTGCAGATGCACCACGAGAAACCGATGGAGGAGGCGGAAAAGATCCGCGTCCAACTCGAGAACTTGCAGGGTGCGCGAGACTCGTCAGGCAAACACCTGGGGAGGGTTGAAGGCGAAGGCTTTGGTGACATGGACCGTCACGTTCCCACGCCTGTCTTCTAAGGCTGGGGTCATCAATCAAGGAGTTAATTATGTCTGCGACTAATGCTCCGTTCGGTCTGCGCCCCGCGTTCCATCCTAGTGGTCTGGATCGCGCTCAGGCGCTCGCCGGCGGTATTGCGTCGGGTTACAACACCGACATTCTCAAAGGTCAGCCTGTCAAGCTCGACTCTAACGGCAACATCGTTGTTGCTGATCCGGGCGATGCCTTCCAAGGCGCGTTCGCTGGCGTGGAGTTCACCGACACCACGGGTCGTCGTCGCGTGTCGAACTACTGGCCGGCCAACACGGCTTACCAGACTGGTTCGTGCGTGGCTTACTTCTACAACGATCCCAATATCGTTTATGAGATCCAGGCTCAAGGCTCTTTGCAGCAGAGCTCGATCGGCGATATGGCGGATCTCAGCAACACCACTGCTGGCTCGACGACCACCGGTCTGTCGCAATGCACGCTTTCGACCACGCTGGTCGGTGCGGGTAATAGCGCTCAGATGCTGATTCGTGATCTGGCTCCGTACCCCGACAATGCTTGGGGAGACGCGTACACGGTTGTACGAGTGACGATCAACGAGTCGCAGTTCAATGCGTCCGTGAACGCCATTTAAGAGAGGTGAATCATGGCCGCTCCGATGCGCAGTACTGATTTTCGGTCCATTGTTGAACCGATCCTTAACGAATGCTTCGATGGTGTTTATGACCAGCGGGCTGATGAGTGGAGCCGAGTGTTCCGCGAGCAGCAAGGCATTCCCCGCAACTACCACGAAGAGCCGGTTCTGTACGGCTTTGGTGCCGCTCCTGAGCTGCCTGACGGCACTCCGGTTACGTACCAGCAGGGTGGTGTGCTGTTCCTCAAGCGCTACGTCTACAAGGTCTATGGTCTGGCCTTCGCTCTGACGAAAGTGCTGGTCGAGGACGGCGATCACATTCGTATCGGTCAGGTGTACGCACGTCACCTTGCTCAGTCGCTGATTGAGACCAAGGAAACGCTGGCTGCAAACATTCTGAACCGTGCGTTCAATGCTTCGTATCCTGGCGGTGACGGTGTCGCGCTGAACAGCAACGCGCACCCGATCGTTAGCGGTACGTTTAGCAACCTGCTGACCACCGCGGCGAACCTGTCGCAGACCTCGCTCGAGCAGATGCTTATCCAGATCCGTCAGGCTGTTGACAACAACGGCAAGAAGATTCGTCTGGTCCCCCGCCAGCTGGTGGTGGCTCCGGGCAACGTCTTCCAGGCGGAAGTGCTGCTCAAGTCGGTTCTGCGGGCTGGCGTGGCAAACAACGACATCAACCCGATCAAGTCGATTGGCTTGCTCGACGAGGGTGCCGCTGTGATCTCGCGTCTGACCTCCGCCACTGCGTGGTGGGTGCAGACCGACGCGCCGGAAGGGATGAAGCTGATGATGCGCCGTGGTCTGGAAAAGACTATGGAAGGTGACTTTGAGACCGACACCATGCGGTACAAGGCCACCGAGCGTTATGACCTCGGCTTCACTGATCCGCGTGCGATGTACGGTACGCCGGGCGTCTAAGTAACCGAGAACGGAGAAACATCATGGCCCTGACTAATTTCCCGAATGGGATCACTAGCTTCGGGGTGCCCGTTCTCGGAACCATCGGCGGTCTGCCGTTCTCTGGAAACTACTACTTCGTAGATCCGGTGAACGGCGCTGATGGCAACGACGGCACTCCTGAGCTGCCTCTCAAGACGCTTTACGGTGCCCTGGCTAAGTGTACGGCTGGCAACAACGATGTGGTCGTGCTGATGGGTGATGGTACTGCGGCGGGTTCTGCCCGCCTGAGCACCGCGCTCGCGCAGTCGATCGATTCGACGGCAACCGCTGGTACGCTGAACTGGAACAAGAACGCGACGCACCTTATCGGTGTTGCTGCTCCCACGATGGTGGCGCAGCGTGCGCGGATTGCTCCTCCGACGGGTACCTATACGGCGGCGACCTTCAACAGTGATGCGTTCATCAACGTCACTGCCTCGGGTTGTTACTTTGCTAACCTGTCCGTGTTCTGTGGATTCTCCACGGGCTCGGCCAGCATGATTGCGTGGACCGATTCGGGTTCGCGTAACGCATACAGCAACGTGAACATCTACGGCATGGCGGATGCTGCGTCTGCGGGTGGTGCGAATGCTCGGTCCCTGAAGTTGAATGGGGGCGGTGAGCATACGTTCATCAACTGCACGCTCGGTGGTGACACCGTGGCGCGTAGCGCGGCAAAC